CCCCCCCGTGTACTGTTCCTATCATATTCCCTCCTAAATATACTCGATTATTACCTTAATATCGCAATTTCTCCACTCTGCGCCAGATATAAGTTGTAGAACATTTCCTTTGATTACTGCTGAAATTCCCCACTCTATGTATCCGCCACTGCCATAATTTAGCATTGGATAAGAGAGCGGCAATACATACCCTGCCTTGTAATGCACCACTCCAGTTATAGATATAATGCGAGAAGCAGCAATATCTATCGTCTCTATGTTGTTTTGTCCCACTGCGATATTTACGCTGTCTTTTCTCACGATTTTTCTTTGCGTTGTTGCCGCGTTTACCGCTCCTATCATTAGTTACCTCCTGCAGCGTTCTGAGCCTCCAGGCTCATAGATTTTGTAAACTTACAATTGATTCTGATATCTTCTTTAGGTTCGCTCGTTAGGTATACCTTAAGGTAGATATCATTAGCTGATTGCTCATATAGTCCCGACTCTGTATTCGTTTCTAGTGCACATATAGGGTATAGCTCTGAACAAATCTTTTCAGGATACAGTTCAGGTAACCACTTCTCATCTACTTGCTCTCCCACCATATCTCTAGGTAGTGCTAGTTCAAATATATATCTAGCGCCGGGAAATCTAGTTGAATCCATTAGCACGGAGTTTTTTGCAATTTCTATATTGGTAATCACTACTCCGTTTCTATGTCCCCTAACAGGTCCTCTGAATACTGTTTCTCTTTTAAATTCTGCACCTTTTGTTACAACCAGATCTAAATCGCACTCAAACGCATCTCTTTCGGATGGTTTGCCGAGTGCGAACCCTCTCCCGGTTACTCTAAAGTCAAACAACTTAAAAGCGGATTGAAAAAACATGTGGCTAACTCCATCACCACCTAGTCCATCTGATGCATATAGTGCGAAGCTGTGTGTGTACGATTTATTAACAGCTACAGTTACATCGTATGTTGATGTAACCCACCCGGATGCATCGGTATCTGTTTTTACTAGTTTCGTAGTGACGTTAGTAGGTTTGTAAGTTGATTCATTTGACCTTTTGATTTTTCCGCTTAAGGTTATTTTATCTACTTTCTTCGCCGCGCCACTCACGTTTATAGGAAACCATCCAACTTGAACCTGTGCAGTTCGATAGCTTCCGCCTTTTTTTGCCGTTCCATCTGCATTTGACTCGTAAGGGTTTTTGACTACCGTGATTCTTGGTTCGCCATAAAGCGCCAATTTTGTAATGCATTTACCACTTTCGTTTAATGCATTCTTTTCGTTTGCAGCGCTGATGTATGCTATTAGCGGTTCATATTCATGATATGCTGGCGAAAAATAGTGAGTCGGCACTAGTACATCCGGAAGCTCGAATCTATAATTTAATTCATCTCCGTTTTCGATTATCGAGTATGAATTTGGACTCTTTAATTCATCCACGTTTACTTTTTGGTTTTCACAAATAGTAACTGTTTTCAGCCTTACCTCTTCGTCGTAGGTCGACGCATACAAATAGTAAGGCTTCATTTTATCTGTAAGCGTGCCACGAATCACTGGTGTTACCGTTGAGTACCCCGGTATAATGCATCCGTATCCCTCTTCAAGGGAACTGTATTTTTTATCTACCGGGATGAATTCATATATGCATGTATTTGCCATTAATCTTCTACCTTTCCAAATGATAAACTGCCTGTTTCGGTATCAGGCATGAACGCAAATTTGCCAAGCTTTATACTGCTGAGCACCTCCGCATTTTGTATATACAGTTTGTTATCGCTCATATACGCAACTTCTATTCCTTCTTGCATAAACCTCAGTTTGTCGTTATCTAGGTTCACGGATATTCTGTTACCGCTTTTGCCTATAGATATTCCGCTCTTATCTAGCCTTATAGTACTTACTATCTCACTATACTTTTTATCCGAATCAAATTTTAGATTGTTTATGTTTTTAAGAGCTTCGCTAAACTTAACATTTACAGCGTTATCCGTTTGTGTTATTTGCGATTCGATATTAGCAATCTTATCGTCCATATCGGCCGACGAGTAATACTCTGTCTTAATCTTTCTAGATATGCTGTCCGCTGCATCTGCGATTTCTTTTTTCGTCTGTCTGCTTAAGTCTTCGAGTTGCTTTAATGTCTTTTGATGATTTTCTAAAGTCTTGATAAATGCATTTTTAGCTGCGGCATACGAGCTTGACACCTGAACATCCGAGTAGTAAAAGCTTCCATCTGAGAAAACACTCTGGTCTACATAGTATAGATTGTTTGGGCTCCCTTCTATGTAGTTAGGTTCTGTTATAGTCCACGGACCAGGTGGAACTTTAAGTGCTGGCTTTTCTGGGGTCTCTACCGCTAAATAATACCACCTAGTATATGAACTTACGCTTACGCCATTATCACCTTTAACTTTCGTCCACTTATACGCTTTAGGATCTGTGCTAGCTACATCTTTAAAATCTGTGTAGATTCCTATATATGTTCTTCCTGTGCTATCCGTGGTGCTAAACCCCACTGCGCCATCTCCGCTACTTGCATAAGCAATGTGGACTCTAGGTGCTTCTTTATTTACCTTGTTTTCAGATATTTCTTTTTTCTTGCTTGGCTCTTTTGATACGTTCATGATTTCCATGAGTACTTCATCTGCGAGCTTTCTCAAGTTTTCATCTATCGTTCTGAGTGCAAGGCTTTCGTCAGACATATCTGTTCTGTTTGGTACAGTTATCATGGTCTATCACTCCTACCTCTATAGTATCTTGTAAGCGATTCAATATCTGTCCTTCCCACGCCCTCAATCTTTATAGAGAACTTTGCTTGCCTGTTAGGGATAATTGGTACGCTAAGCGTTTTCCCTCGCTCCGTTTCGCACTCATATATAGGTTCCCACTCACCACCGCTGTTCTGAGTGCTTATCCTTAACTGTGCTCCTGGCTGCATATCTAGTCTCATATTTATTTTTTTATAAGACTTCATATTCTCTACGAATTCATCGAACGGTCCGAATACAGCAAACCACTTAATATCATCTTCCGGGCGCTTTCCGGTAGTAGTCCAGATATTGCCATCTGCTATGTATATAAGCTCGTTATTCACATTGGCAAATGCTGTTACTTTGGTTTCATCTTCCTTGTGCCATAGTCTGCGAAGTATATCGTAAGTAAAGATGTTGTACTTATTTTCGCTTTCATTTAGCATTGAAATATAATATTTCTTACCATTGCTGCCGCCGACAGCTGATTTGAACTGATAATCTCCGAACGCTTCGGATATCATTACCGGATATGTTCCGCCGTCATAAGCCATTACGCCTGTTAATGAGTGATAGTACAATACCCCATTCACGATTACAGCCGATTTATCAGAGCCTTTTCTTATTCCGAAGCACTCAGTGCTATATAGCTGATATTGACTTGGCATACTTCCGAAAACTTTATGCATATGATGTTCTTTAAAGAAGATTAGGTGTGTAGGATATGCAGCGCATCCTGTAAATTCACCATCTGAGCCAACCTCTAGTGCGTATGAATCGTTTGCTAGCGACTGGAAGTAATTCCAATTAAGCGGATCTCCTAGCTTACTAGCATAGATTGTGTTGTCCTCGCTCCTACAGCCCCACAATCTATTGTTGCTTTCCATGACGTAATCAAGGTCTGGGATTTCTCTAGCGAGCTTTACTTCCTCTTCAACGTATGATTCCTTCGTTACATCGTCACTCGGCATTCTGAACGAATTTTCATAAGTGGTTATTGTGCTTCCTTCTATGCTTTTGATAACAATCACTGTGTTGTTTCCAGGCTGTTTTTTACACCCCGATATCTCAACAGCATCACCAACAGAAAATTCAGATAAATCTGCACCAACTAGATATATGCTACCTGGCTTAATTGTTGCCGTGGCGCGCACTGATGAGTCCATGTGCTTTACGGTGTTATCTGTAATGTCTAGATACACTTTGTCTGGCCATATGCAGATTTTGTTATTATGCGCCACCATAGTTTTAGGCATGATGTTGTTTATTCGCTTTTGATAGTCTGTGCCACCTTTAGAATATTTGATAAACGTTCTTATCTCTCCGTCTACCTCATATCTATCTATGATATATGGCACATTGTTTTTTACGATGATATCCCTTGGATGTTGCACTGGCATATCTATGATATTCCTTGGTGCTCTTTGAGAGAGTACAGGATACTTATCTGACGACAAGTTATACATATCTCTCATTTCGCCATCATCTATTACAGCGTTTGCGTTATATCCTTTGAACTGCAATACCGACTGTTTGCCATTTATCTTTGGCTGTATTTCCTTAAGTAGCATATGCGCCTCCTAAAAGAAGTTTTTAATTCTTAAATTTTTAAATCTGTTGCTTTTTGTGATGTAATAGTTACGTGCGTCTACCGCTCGGCTATTATATAAGCTCAGCCAAGCGTTGAATGAATCCCACTCTTCCATCGCTTGGCAAGTCATAGCTGCCACATAGTACACATAAATTAAATCAAATGGCTTTTCTAGTAGCAGTTCTTCTGTTTGCGTGTCGCTAGTTACCTGCCTCTTCATGTCTTTTTCTTCGAGATTTAACAGTTCTCTCTGAACTATATTTTCAATCTCGTTAACATACGCTATCTTTTCTTCGTCAGTACACGTATTCGGACAACGATCGTTAACCGTCTTAATTACTTCTGCTGTATTCATATTTAACCCTCATTCACCTTGTTTTTAAGTGATATCCAATCAGTAGCTTTAATGTCTCCACTAGGAATTACGTTTAAAGCTAGTGTCCTTCTTAATTCATTATGCTTTTCAAGTGTGATAAGTTCGCCCTCTTCAATAAACATTAAACTGCTACCAACTTTTTTATTAATAAAGCGTATAAGTCTGTTTACCTCAGTACTTGTTAAGGCGATTTCGTTTTGCGCATTAACAACGCTGTCATACTCGAAGCGATGATATGTATACACTGGTACCGCTAGAGAATAAGATATCTTTGTTGAATCCGTGGCATAGCCTTTTATCCTGATTAGGTATTCAGTATTCCCACTAGGTAAAGTTATTGTGAGCTTTGATTTATACTTGGTCGTTATAAGCTTAGTCCATTCTCTTTCACCAATCTTATATTCAACGTCATAGCTCATTTCGTCTCTGTCATCGTTTACAAACCAGCTGATAACAGCATCTTTAGTTCTGATAACAGATTCAATGCTTTTGATAACAGGAATTGCAACAAACCCCATTTCTCTTGTCTTGATAGTTTCAGCCCAGGACTTTATAACCTGCGAATCTCTATAGATTTCAACTACGACTTCGTAATCTGTGAAAGCCTTAAGGTTCTTTAGATTTATAACCACGCTTTCACTTCCTGTTGTCACGCTCTCTTCTCTATATTCGGATTCAAACGCTGCTTTATACTTTGCCTTTACGGTCCGTTCCCATCCAGTATTCACCATATGAGATACATTCACCTGTATGCTACTATATGTATCTGATTCAGCTTTTATAACTGCGCTACTAGGTTTAAGAGAATCCGATACAATAGTTTCTTTTAAAACGGTGTCCTTGCGTTTAATGAGCGTTCTAACATCATATCTACAGCCCGTTGTGAGTTTTTCAAACTTCCTCGCCTTTGTGCTTACACCTGCAGGTAATTCATCTTCTCCCATATACTGAAAATTTCCTGCACCTGCCGGCCTTATATACCACTCTAGCGTTCTAGCGTATGAAATATTTGAATTAACCTCTTCAACCGCTATTAGTTCGCTTTCTGTAGTAGTTGTGGTCAGTTCTCCTTTTGCACTAGGTAACGTAATTACTGAATCAAACGAAGTTATCTTGTAGCCATCCACGAATTCTTCTACTGATATCTCGTAGTCAGTATTTGACATGAGGTCATTAAATGCCATGCTGCAATCTCTACTGCTGTTAGATACAGTTTTATTTCCAATATGGTTCCATGCCTCACCTTTTGCCTTATGCCAGAAGCGGAGCTCTTTTTCATATCCTGTAGGTAGTCCGCTTATATCAACCATCATTCCGGATTCAGTTATATCTTTTAGCGTTAGTAATCCGGCTGTGCTTAGCGGTGGCGCAGGTAACGCTCCGCCGCTTTCCCACACTCTCTGTCCGTATCTAGGTTTATTCGATGTTAGTACAATCTTGATGTGGGCATTGCCAGAAACACGTTTAACTGCATAATATGGCGTCGAATTACTAATGCTCGACCATCTGATAGGTTTATTCTGTTTTAACCTCGTGGTGCCCATATATTGTCCGTCTATGTACACTGCCATATCTAGGTACCAACCGTACCACGACTGCCTATAGTCTAGGTTGTGGATATATGTGTTTATACGGTAATACATATATGCGCCATCACGATAATAATCTGTTGTAGCAGTAAGTCTGATTCTGGGACCACTATGTATCACCCATTGATTAAATAGAGTTGTTGCCATATCATCACCTACTTATATACTGCAAAGCATTTAGCCTCACTCCATGCACCGCCAGCGTAGTATTTAACCTTGCCGCTTACACTATCTAGCCAGAGTAAACTCTTATCTTCTGGTTCAGTTCCTGATATAGCAACTTCCGGCTTGTTTAATACCTTAACTTCCGAGCCACCTATATATAGCAATCCTTTTGACTTATCAAATCCTAGCTGTCCTTCTTCAATTCCATCTTTACCGTCCTTGATTGGATAGATACCTTTTAATCTAGTTTCAAGGCTAGATGCTGTTATAAGCGATGTAACATCAAAGTTGCTACCGGTTATCTCGTTAGCTATCTGTACAAACGCACTATATAGATCATCTAGATAACCCTGCTTTTCCTGGATGTTCTCTAGAATCTTATTTGCCTGCGCAATAATACCTGCAGTCTCACTTGCTCTTAACTTCTCCGCTCTTTCCCTCGCTTCTTCGGCCGCCTTGTATGTTGATACCTCTTTTACAAGTGCAAGAAGCACCGGATAATATTCTTCTTTCTCGATCTCGGTATTGTCTATATTTCCATCTGATACATTGTATGTAAATCTTGATGTAGTCATCTTCTTGCCGTTTGTATATATGGAAATATCCACGAAGTACAAACCTACAAGTTTTGTGACTTCTGGAACCGGCTTATATGTTAGAAATCCTTGTGCTGCATCTTCGACTGTTAAGTGGTCTCCTATGCAATCAACAAAAGCTTTTCCGTCCGGACGGATAATTT